CGATTCCTACTCCGCAATCAGTCACGCTCTGAAATTCGACTTGGCGGACGAAACCCGGGCGAATTTCCAGGCGGGAGATGCCGAGCAAGCGCTGACCCAAATGCTCACGGACAAAATCCTGCTCGCCAAGGAAAAGCGCGCGCTCGACCTGATCAGCTCGAAGACGGTCGTCACTCAGAACGTGACCCTAGCAGGCGGCGACCAATGGTCAGATCCACTCAACTCCGATCCGCGGGGCGATGTGGACCTGGCCAAAGACACCATCACGAAGACCGGGACGCGGGTCAACTTGATGATCATCGGCCCCGAAGTCTTTACGGCTTTGCGGTCGAATCAGCAGTTGCTGGAGGCCCTGAAATACGTCCGGGTGGGCGTGATCGGCGAAGCGGAACTGGCCACCTTCTTCGGGATCGACCGGGTCCTGGTGGCTCGCGGCGTCAGTTTCTCCGGATCGACTGCCAGTTTCCTGATGGGCAAGCACGCGTTCCTCGGCTACGTCTCGCCCGGGGCTTCTCAGATGGATCTGTCGTTTGGGAAGACGTTTGTATGGGAAGGCGCCCCCGGAACCATTGGGGGAATCGGCACGGTGATCGGTCGGAATCCTGATGTGACCGCCAAGAGCGACATCGTGGGCGTGGATTTCTACTACGACCAGAAAGTCTGCGCGGCGGCTACCGGGTACTTGATCTACAGCGCCGCAGCGTAGGGGGGCTGGCCGGGTGAAGTGAGTCTGTGAATCGCACGCTAAATTTCCGCCTGCCTATCGCAGGCAGGCCCCGACACGTCGGGGCCAAAGGAGAAGGAAATGAAGAAGCGAGGGTTCTCTTTTCTGCTGGCAGGGCTGCTGGCGCTGGCCATGGCCTTGCCGGTTTTCGCGCAACCGCGTACGCCTATCGTCATCAGCAAACGCGCCATCGATGCCGGGGTGGCCGTGACGGCCAATGGAAACCTCTGGACCGCCGCGCAGTACATCGGGAATTACGGCGCGGCGCTGGTCAGCGTTCGCAAATCGGGTACGGTCACCGGCTGCACTCTGACGTTCTACACCGGTCAGACGGCGGCCACGGCGACCAACGCGCTCGATGATGCGAACAACAACTTCTCGTGCGCCACGGCAGTCAACAAGGTCATCAACAACCTGGACCAATATCTTCAGGGAACGGTGAGCTCGTGGACGGGCACGGGAACAATTACGGTCTACGTCACACTCGTAAACGGCGTAGGCTGGAACATGAATGCCACCATCAGTGCCGTGACGCAATCGACGGGTTCGGGTGCTCCGGGGAGTTACTGGTACGCACGACTCACTAACGGCACCACTGGTTTCCTGGATGTCTCGAATGGCGTGGGGGCACAGGGCGCCGGAGTGCTGCAGGTGGGGACACTCGGCACTATATCCGCTGCGGTGGCTTCGGCCACTATGACGCAAGTGGTGGCAGCACCCGGCTCTGGCTCGATTGTCTTGCTGGGCATCTTCGTCGAAAAGGCTACGGCCACCACCGGCCTGGTCACGGTGAGTTCCGGGACGGGAACTAACTGCGGCACCGGCACTGCGACTCTGCTTTCCATTGGGGCAGGATCGCCGCCAATTGGATTTTATCCAGTCGGGGCTCTGGTGGGCACTACGAAGGCCCTGTGTTTGACGACTGATGCGGCGACGACGTCGGCGAGAGCGCTCACGCAGTAGCATGCTGTCCCGATTCATCGAGACATGGAATCTGGCCCCGATCTCATCGGGGCCGCTACTGCGAAGGAACCTGGCCCCGATCTCATCGGGGCCGCTACTGCGAAGGAATCTGGCGGTCTAAAGACCGCGGCTACGTTGAGGGTTGAAGGCTCCTATGGCCTACATCACTATCACGGAACTCAAGGATTTCATCACCGAGGAGGAGCTGATCCAACTTACGGATGATGAACGCGCGGGGACATTGACGGCGGCGGCGCAAGCGCGGCTGACGGCGGCAATCGAAGCCGCTTCCGCCGATATCGATGCCTACGCCCGGGGACGCTATGCTACGCCGCTCGCCACCTCGGTCAAAGTCAAGCAACTGGCTCGGGCTTTGACCGTGTGGTATCTCGATCAACGCCGCCGGCAAATCCGCGCGGATACCCAGACGGCTTACGATGCGGCGCTGGTATTTTTGAAAGACCTAGCCGCGGGCCGCGCCCAACTCGATCAACCCGTAGGCGCGGCGCCGCAGTCGGATGCGCAGCAAGTGAGGACGACGGAGAAGGAGGAAGTTTTCTCGGACGATAACTTGGACAAGTTCTGAAGGGAATTGATGATTGGTGATTGCTGATTGGTGAATGAAGATTAAGAACCAATCGAAAATCACAAATCACAAATCACAAATGGCTCAGCCGGTTTTCAAGATCAACGCGACGGAAGCTCTGGGAAAGTTCGGCAACCTCGCTGGGGCGCTCCAGAACAAAGCCCCGCTGTTGCGCATCCTGGGGAATCTTATGGTGGGTTCGGTGATGCAGACGTTTCGTGAAGGTGGCTCGCCGGCGGGTTCGTGGCGCGCTCCGTTCGCGGGGTCGATCCGAAGCCAGTACGAGCGGCGGAAACGGAAGAAAGTCGGGCCGTTGACGAAGCGGCAGCAGGCGGGATCATACGGCAAGACGGGCGCCGGAGCCGACACGGCCGCCTTCTCGCGTTTTGCCGGCGCTAAGAAAACTTTGATCGCTTCCGGACATCTAATGCGCAGCATAAGCTTCGCTATCGATGCCGAAGCCGGCGCCGTCCGCATCGGCACGAATCTGTTATACGCGCGCATCCATCAACTGGGCGGGGTGATTGTGCCCAAGACGCGGAAATTCCTCCGCTTCCCGATTGGCGGCGGGCAGTTCATGTTTGCCAAAAAAGTGACCATGCCGGCGCGGCCGTACTTGGTGCTCCGTCCAGAGGATCCAGCGCGCCTGGCCGAAAGCGTCCGCGATTATCTGGTGGCGAGGTTCGGGAATCCCGCCGAGGCCGGAGAGCAGAAGGCATGAGCAAAGCGCGCATTGACGATATCGAGGCAGCCATCATTGCCGCCATCCAGGCTGACCCTACGCTTTCGGCCTACATCCCGGCCAATCAGGTGCAGACCCTCAGCGAGCGCAACGTAGATTTCCGCAACGAACAGGTGATCATTCTGCCCCCGGCTGTGTTGGTCTATTACTTAGGTGGAAGTTACCAGCCCAAGACCAGCACCTGGAAACTAAATCTAGCCGACGAACCGTTTGCTTTGTTGGCTGTGGCGCGCAACCTACGCGGAGCCAAAGATGCCAAAGAAGGTGGAGTGGGCGGGGAAAAAGGCGCCTACGAGATCCTCGAAGACTTGAAGACGCTCTTTGCCGGGAAGCAATTGACGGTAGCTGTTGGCGTAAATGTTTCCTGCCGGCTGGTAGGCGCGGCCTTCGAGGGTATCGGCGCGAATGGCAGCTTGGTGTACAGTCTCCAGATTATTTGTCAAGGCATCTGGGACAATGCCTAAGGAGCAACCGATGGCGAAGCACGCTCAGGAAGATTTCGTTTGGGTGCGGCCGAAGGCCGACTACGGCAGCGTCTCAATTACTGCCGGGCGCTTGCATTGTTCGGCCACTCGAGAAACCCCCGCGCGCCTGACGCGCGCGGAATGGGAGGCAGTATTCCAGCACTACGAAACGCTGGAGATTACCGAAGCCCCGGACCTGCCCGCCCAGGCGGGCCAGGCGAAGCTTGTCAACCCCAAATCCTCGGGGCATTGAGCGGGGACAGGGGGGAGAAAGAAAAGGAGTGAACCATGGAAGTCATTCGTGGCGGAGATCTCAGAATCGCTTTATCGTACAAAGCGCGCACGGCCTACGGGACGGCGCTGCTGGCAGCCGATTTAACGGGCGGGAAATCCTACCGCCCGGCGGCGGCGTTGCTGCCGGAAATCACTCGGCGGTTGGCGCGGGAAGGCAATCTGCCGTTCAGCGGACACGAATTCCCGCTGGCTGTCAATGAATACGAAGTGCAACGCGATCTCAGTTTCAGCCTCAATTTTGATGGAGCGGATTCGTTTCTAGTCGCTTGGGCGGCAGCGTTTGCCTTGCAAGATATCTCGAGCTCCCAGGAAGGCACCACGGGCCACTATACCCATACCATCAAGCCCTCCGACCCTCTGGGAGCCGCGGGAATGCAGGCGAAAGTGACAGACGTCTTCTTTGATTCCGGCGGCCCAGACGCTACACGACGCAAGAGCATCCTCACCGCCCTGGCCACGACGCGCTTCGCCGTCTCCGGGCGCCTCGGGCAGCTCGTCTCTCTAGCCATCGATTTCCTCGGTGATGGTGGGGAAGACACGAACACCGCCGTATCGCCCTTACCAGCGCTGGCCGCGGAATATTTGATGACGGGGCAGCGGGTCAAACTCGAACTCGGGGATAAAGGCGGCGCGCTCACTGACTTTACCGACCGCCTGCGTGAGTGGGCTTTCACTTGCGACCAGCAAGTGGACGCCGAAAATGGCTATATCCCGGACATCACAGCGGGCAAAGGTAAGCTCCGGCAGCAATTGCGCTTCGTGCGCCGCGCATTCTCCTTCGACTTCTCGCTCTTCGCCAATCGCGCCAACACCGATATCCGCGATCGCGTGCTGGCCCAGACGCAAAGCGCAATTAAACTAACCGTGGACAGCGGGATTGTGGCGGGCACCGGGGCGAAGAACCACGGGTTCGAGATTTCCATCCCCGCCTGCCGACTGCACGAAGCGCCTTACGATTTCGATGATGCCGGGGCGTTTTACAAGGTTTCCGTGCCGAGCAATCAGATTTACAAAGACGCCAGCATCGCCGATTCGCCGGTGAAGATTACGGTCGAGAACGTTCAGGCTAGTTATTTGGCGTAGATGGTCCTGCCCCCGATTTCATCGGGGGCAGGCTGCGGGCCTGCCTTGCCAACCAGGGCCGCATTCCTTCGGGCCTTGCTTCCCGGAGATTGGTTCACAGCCAGCCTTGCTTCTGGCTGAAAGAAGAAAGTGGTGAATCAACTCTAAGGAGGAAGGTCATGCAGGAAGAAGTCAACAGTCAGCAGCCGGAAGAAGTCAACAGTCAACAGTCGGCAGTCGACGGTGCCGAATCCCGAGCCCCAAGTCCCGAGCCCCGAGTCCCGAACTTTCTGGATCTCTGCGCGCCGGAGCGCACTGTTGCGTTGCGTTTGGGGGAGAAGAAAATCGTGCATGTTTTCACTCCGCCCACGGCGGATGATTGGATCGAATACGAACGGATGTTGCGCCCCACCGTCATCTTTTCTGCCGAGAGTATCGAGACACGCCTGGCAATCGAGAAGGCCAGCGACGCCCTTTGGCGCCGGCACATTTTGCGGGTAGAGGGATATCCATTTGACGCAACAGCAAATTGGAAGGAACAGATACCGCTCCAGCATCGCCGCATGGCGGTCGCCGGCCTCGATCAGGTTCAGGCCGCAGACGATCAAGATATCCTGGGCGACAGTGAAACTGTGGCCGTCCGCCTCGTGGCGCGCTGGAACGGTACGGTCTACGAGCATTTGGTGCATCGGTTTCGCCGGCCGGGGATCGAGCATGAATTGCGCTTTCGCGAGGCTGCCAGCCGGCGCGCCCTGACGGGGCGGCGCCTCGGGGGAGTCAAGCGGCCGCAAGACGAACCAATCGAGCAAATCACCTTGCCCTCCCTGCCGACGCTGGTTGCTTTGTACGATGAGTTGATTGT